CTGGTAGTGTAAATGGTACTGATTATGGTACATTCACTGTAACTGTTAGAGCATTTGGTGATACAAATAAAAAGAAAAGTGTTTTAGAAACATTTGCAAATGTAAACTTAGACCCTAATTCTCCAAACTTTATTAGTAGAGTAATTGGTGATAGAAAATTAGAATTCACCGGAAATGATGGTAAAATTACAACATCGGGTGATTGGGCAAACCAATCTAAGTATATTAGAATTCAATATTTAAACGAAGGCGCACCTATTCAGGCAGTTCCATTTGGACACGCAAAATACCAATTGCCTGTTGTAGCTGGAGGAAACGATAATTCAATTCCGGCTGTAACATTTATAACCGCTTCAGCAACACAATTTGGTGGTATAGATTTAGATTTCAATGACAATAACAAAATCTATATGAAACCAATTCCAGTTGGAGCAACTAATGGTGCAAACGCAGTGTTTGGATTAGATGCATCAAATGGAGGTTCTCTTTCGGTAGCAACCGCAGGAGCAGCAGCACAATTCGTTGTAGCATTCCAAGAAGGTTTTGATGGTATGAATCCAGCAACTCCAATTTATAAAGGAAGTGATATTAGTGCAGGAAACTCACAAGGTTTCAACTTATCTTCTTCTACTACAAGCGGTTCTGTTGCATATATGAAGCAAATCAACGCTTTATCTAACGCAGATGAGTGGGATATCAATATGATTGTAGCACCTGGTATTACAAAAGCAGACCATTTATATGTTCATACAGCAATTGTTGATATGGTTGAACAAAGAGCAGATGCATTCTTCATTACTGAAATGGGAGACCCTACGGTTAATATTACCACAACCATAGGTACTACGTTAGCAGGAGGTTTAGATACTAACTACGCAGCAACTTACTATCCTTGGGTTAAGACAATTGATATTAACACAAACAAATTAATAACTGTTCCACCTTCAGTATTGTTGCCAGCAGTATTCGCAGCAAACGATAGAGTAGCAGCAGAATGGTTCGCACCAGCAGGTTTGAATAGAGGTGGTTTAATTGGAGCAGTAGATGTATTAGATAGATTAACTCAATCTGAAAGAGATACATTATACGAAGGAAAGGTAAACCCAATCTGCCAGTTTCCAGGACAAGGTATTGTAGTATGGGGACAAAAAACATTACAAGATAAACCTTCAGCATTAGATAGAATCAATGTGAGAAGATTATTATTGACTGTTAGAAAGTATATCGCTTCAACTTCTAAGTATTTAGTGTTTGAGCAAAATACATCAACGACTAGAAATAGATTCTTAAATATCGTTAATCCTTATTTAGAATCAATCCAACAAAGACAAGGTTTATACGCATTTAGAGTAGTAATGGATGAAACTAACAACACACCAGATGTAGTTGATAGAAACATTATGAAAGGCGCTATTTACTTACAACCAACTAAGACAGCTGAATTCATTCAAATTGATTTCAACATCTTACCAACTGGGGCAAGTTTTGGTGGATAATTTAAAAAGTAGATATTTATATAAAGAAAACAAATTAAATTAAAAAAAGATGCCAGAAGTATTAGAGTTTGATAAAATGTTCTATACCAACTTTGAACCAAAGTTAGGTAACAGATTTATAATGGAAATCGACGGTATAGAATCGTATATGATAAAAACGGCTAGTAGACCAACTTTCACTTCGGAAGTAGTTGAATTAGACCATATCAACATTAAAAGAAAAATTAAGGGTAAATCCACTTGGGATGATGTTAACATCACTCTTTATGACCCAATTGTACCATCAGGTGCACAGCAAGTTATGGAGTGGGTTAGACAATCACACGAATCACTAACAGGTAGAGATGGATACGCAGCTTTCTATAAGAAAGATATCACATTCTACTTATTAGGACCAGTAGGTGATAAAGTAGAACAATGGACTCTTAAAGGAGCATTCATTTCTTCGGCAAACTTTGGTGAATTAGACTGGTCTTCAAATGACCCATTATCGATAGAATTAACTTTAAGCTATGATTACGCAATTCTTGAGTACTAATCTCTAATTGTAAAATTTAAAATAGTAATTTTTTAAAAGGGGGTAGATTTTCTACCCTCTTTTTTTATTTATATATACTTATATATAAACAACAATTTAGTTATTATTATGGAACAACAAAACGTAGAACAACAAGTTACCAGAGGATTAGGAAATCAACAAACTGCACAATCGCAAACAAAATCATTTCCTTTCCCAACAGAAGTTATTACTTTACCATCTAAAGGATTGGTTTATCCTGAATCATCTCCACTATCTAAAGGAGAAATTACAATTAAATTAATGACAGCTAAGGAAGAAGATATTCTTACATCTACAAATTTGATTAAGAAGGGTATTCAATTGGATAAATTATTAGAATCGATTGTAGTAGAGCCGGGAGTTAATGTAAACGATTTGGTAATTGGTGATAAAAATGCTATTTTGATTACATCTCGTATATTAGCATTCGGACCAGAATATATTACTAAAATAGTTGACCCGTTTGATTCAGAAGAAACCGAAGTTAATATTGATTTAACTACTATAAAAGTAAAAGAAGTAGATGAATCTCTATTAAATAGACAAAACGAATATAGTTTTATATTACCCAATTCAAAAACACCTATAAAATTCAAACTTTTGAATCACGGTGATGAAATTGCAATTAATAAAGATATTGAAGCATCTCAAAAAACTTTAAAAACATCAAACGAAATTACCACACGATATAGAAGAATGATTGTTGAAGTTGATGGTAATAGAGAGTTTGGTTATATTAGTAATTTTGTTTCAAATAGATTATTGGCCGGTGATTCAAAAGCATTAAGAAAAGAGGTAAATAAAATTACACCTGATTTAGACCTTAAATTTGATTATACATCCCCAATAACAGGTGAGACGGAGGCGCTAAGAATCCCTTTTGGGATTGGGTTTTTTTACCCTGCCGAATAATTATTCGGTTATTCTTCATCAAAAGATTTTTCAAATGGTTTATTATGCCAATGGTGGATTCAATTGGCATGATGTTTACTATATGCCTATTAAACTTAGAGAGTTTTATTATAGAGAACTTGTTAAGGCTAAGGATAAAGAAAAAGAGGATATGGATGCGGCTACACGTAAATCTAATTCAGCATCTAAGGTAAGAAGAAGATAATTAATAAAATTGTTTATATTTATACATAAACATAATAGATAAGATATGTCAAAAAAGAGAATGTTAGTAGAGCTTGCTTTATTCGATAAATTAGTCGGTTCATTTTTTAAGGCCAAAGGCGATAATAAGGAAGATGAATGGATTGCGAAAATAAGAAAAAACAATGCTGAACTTGGTGACTTATGGGCAAAGTGGGATTCTGATATGAATAAAGTTCTATCAATAGGTAAGCAAGGTGTAGAGAAATTTGCAAAAGATTTACCAAAAGATAAAGAATCTAATATAGATAGAATTATCAGACAATATAATAATTAATTTCTATTCATCATTAAGTTTTAATGGCTAAAAGTACAGTAAAACAAGACCAGGCCGCTATCGGTAAAGAATTTGACTCACTTTCTAAATTGCAAAATGAGTGGGATAAACTATTGGCCAAAAAAGCCAAAGGTAAAAAATTCGATGAAGATAGATTAAAAGAATTAGAAAAAGAGTATGGTACTTATAATAAATTAGCTGGACAAGTTGATAGATTAGCTAATACATTTAATAATTTAAATACAAAGGTTTCCAAACATAATCAACATTTAAAAGATTCTGTAGAAAACTATGATAATATGGATGATGCTTTAATTAGTATCGGAAGTAGAATCGGTAAAAATAGTGATGCGTATGAGGGTATTAATCAAAAAATAAACAAATCCAAAGAAGCATTAGGGCAGATTTCATCAATTTTACAAGGGCAAAATCAATTAAACGAAAGACAAGAGCAAAATGTTTTAAGAGCTGCTGACTCTTATAAAGGATTTTTAGTAGATGTAGCTGATGCTAGTAAAAAAATAGAGAAAGGAAACATATCTCAACAACAATATAATGAACTTATAAGAGATAGTTATGAGAATTTAACTGGAATGGTTGATTTAATTGATGATTCTACTGAAGCCGGCGCCCAATTGAAAGCTCAATTTCAAGCAATGGCGAAAGAAAGTGAATCATTCTACAATGCATCTATGAAATCTCTTGGTGCAACACAACAATTAGATGATATAATGGGTTCATTCAGCGGAATTCCTGCTATGGGTGAATTAAATAATTTACTAAAAACTAATATAAAAGATACACTTGCTTTTAAAGCAGCTGTATTTGCATTAGGTGCGGCATTGGGTAAAGCAGCAATGGATTACTTTGGTGCTCCAATTAAAACTGCTATGGAGCAGTATAAACAAACCGAACAAAATAGAATTGATACTGAAGCAAATATTGGTAAACTTCAGGTAGATGCACAATCTATACCTCAACAAATTGAACAAGAAAGATTAGAGCATAGAATTAACTCTGAAGGTGAAATCCAACGATTACAGCAAGAAGCAGCATTCGCCGGAGCAAAAGCAGCTATTCAATTTAGTGCACAAATGCAGAGTGGTGCAGCCGCATTCGAAAGAGCTGCTAAAACCGCATTATTTGGTAACAAAATAGGTTCAGTTGGATATGGTGCAGCACAATTACAATTAGCAGGAATTAGTGCAGATAAAATTGCATCCGGTATGGAAGCGGCATCGGCAGCTACCGGTAAAATGCCAACCGCAAAAGCAGCCGCTGATATGGCTATTATGGCCGAAAGAACAGGTCAATCCGTAGATAGTATAGCATCAATCAATGAGATGTTCCAAAGAGTAGATGGAGCAACTGAATCAACTGCTATGAACCTTTCTGAAGGTTTACGAAATATGGCTGACCAAGCTGGAATTGGTTTAGGTGGTTTAATGAGAGAAATGGCTGAATCATCTAAAGAGATGCTAGGTTACCAAATTAAATCAGGACCTGCTTTAGCAAAGCAAGTAGCATATGCACAATCATTGGGTGTTAGTTTTGGAGATATAGCTAAGGCTGGTAAGAGTATGGTGATGAACTATAAGGATAGTATTAAGCAAGAAATGCAATTATCAGCTATGTTAGGTAAGAACGTAGACCTATCGGAAGTTAGAGCTAAATTTGCGAGTGGTGACCAAGCCGGCGCTATGGAAGCATTGAAAGCACAAGGATTAGACCCTGCTTCAATGGATATGTTCCAACAAGATGCGTTATCACAAGCATTGGGTGGTATGGATTTAAGCTCTCTACAAAAAATATCAAAAAATACAGGAAAAGATGCATCATTATCAGCAGGTAATGCGGCAGGTGGTAATCAGGATTTCTTATCAAGAACACAATCGGCAGAATCCGTATTGAATGCAAAGCAAGCATCTATATCAGCAAGTACAGCAATTTTAGATGCACAATTATCTCAAAAAATAGCCGATTCTTATTTAGAATCACCAGAATATGCATCATTAAAAAAGAAACAAAACTTAGCAGCACAGGAGGCTGAGAAGTTAGCCGGTGCAATGAATAAGGCTTGGATTAACAGTGATGCGTTTGCAAAACAAATGACCGAAAGTACTAAATTGGGATTTGTAAGCGGATTATTAGAAAATATTGTATCGGGTATAGCAATGTTATTGGGTGGAACTATATTGAGTAAAGTAATGGGTGGAGGTGGCTTTATGAAAGCCATTAGTGGAATGATACCTAGTATGGGAGGTGGAGCAGCAGCTCCAACAGGCGGAGGCGCATCACCTATGGGTGGTGGAGGACCAGGAGCAGCACCGGGTGGTGCACCTGGCGGAGGAGGGGCACCAGGTGGTGCACAAGGTGGCGGATTTACAAAAGGATTAGTGGATTCGGTTAAA